TCGTATTGCTTGGCGCGGTAGTTGGTTTGTTAGCTCTCATTATTACGTTTGGTGTCGAGTATTCAAAGGATGATAAGTCCCGGCGGGAGGGTATTGAATACCTTGAACGCTTTGCTAAGCGCAAGAACGCAATAGCGAGAGTATGGGGATGGTTCTGCCTGGTGCTGGGGGCTTCCATGCTTGCATACGGTGGGTGGGTGTTTACAGCGGTAGCCTACGTAATAGCGTCATTGTTTGTGCGCCTGTGCTGTTCGCTTGCTCGTGATAAGGTCGAGAAACTAACCGAAAAAGAGGTGGCTTGATGGCTCGCTTAAATGTCGAAGTAATCCCGCCGAGTAATGAGCAAATAAACCAGGTGATTGAAGAAATAAGCCGGAAATACGCACGTAAGCCACTTACTCCTCAGATCGAAGGCGAGCTCCAGCGTGAAGCCGCTCGACTGGTGCGCCGGTTTACAAAAACGAAAGTAACGCTGGTCCGATAAATTCATTACAAAAGCCATTCACCGAGTGGCTTTGATAATGTTTTTTGAGTGAGGATTGTTCAGTATGGCTTCGATAAAAGAATCCACTGATGCCAATGGACAATCAAAATATTACGTCCACTGGAAGGATGAAAAATCCGGTCATGGGCGCCGCCGCATCTTTAAGAATATTGATGATGCCGCACATCTTTTCTGGCAAAAACAGAATATCGAGCTGGATTGTCGAACCGCCAGCTGGACCGGAATAGACCATTCCTGGACTTTCCGAAAGTTAATTCTGTTTTATCTGGGGTATCAGGCCGGCAAGCTGGAAAAAAATATCATACGGCTGTCGTCATATACGAAATGCCGTCACGATCTTCTCGCTGTAGACGGGCCGATACTGGAAAAAAATATTCTCCATATCAGCCATCGCGATATCGTTGATTCGGTTCGCACCGGCTGCCATCGCTGGATTCGTTCGGCTTTCTTCCTGCTGGTGGAAAAGCGGCTCATCACTTTTAACCCTGTTGACCGTCCCGCGCGCCGGAAGCGTCGACCCATCACCATACCGCCATCATCATCGGTCAGGGAGCTACTGAATAACGCGCCAGTTCGTGAGCGTATCGCGTGCTGGCTCGGGATTTGTGGCCTGCGTATCGGTGAGGCTCTGGCGGTTACTTATAACGACGTGTCAGCCGACTGGATCGACATCCGGGGGCATGTTGTTGACGGCGTTATACATGAGGGGCTGAAAAGAGGAGTGGAGCGCCGGGTACGGATGCCGCGTGAGCTTTTCGCGTTGCTGGATAAAAATAAGCTGGGTTCCTCTGAGCCTCTTATCTGCAATCAGTTTACCGGCGCATGCCTTGCTACTAGTTACGGCACTCAGGGCGTTCTCGTCAGAGCCCTGAACGACTATGGCATTAAGCGATTCCATCATCTTCGCCACTTTGCTGTATCTCGCCTGGCAAACAAAGGCGTCGATATTCTGAAGGTTTCCCGACTTATTGGGCATTCGAACATCAAAACCACAATGGACGTTTACGGTCACCTTTTCGGTGAAGTGGTGGAGATGGATTTGGATTGAGTTATCCACATAGTGGAAATATTAGGGCGATCCACTATCTCCCCATTCTGCGCGGCCTCCGGGCATCAAATCGCAGTTTTCCCGAAAAAAAGGATATGCCGCATTTTTACCCCCTCTGATATGCCGCATTTGGCACCAGAGAGGACGCGGCCTGCACGCCAGAATTTACCGCGTGATACGCCGCACCCGGATCGGAGAAATTGGATTTTGAACAAAAAATAATCACATTGACTTAGGCGGAAGTATGGCTCCTAAAAAAAGCTTCAGAAAAGCCTACGTCGGTATCGTTATGGACATGGCATTAGCCCGTAGCAAAATCAGCAATCGGATGGTTGCTCAGCGCTTAGGTGTGGACGAGACGACGATCCGTCGCTGGCGTAAAGAGAATATCGAGTTTGAGCGCGCTTTCACTGAGGCTCGCGAAGCTCTCAGAGAGAAAATAAACCGCGTCGCCGGTAAGAGCCTGGACGTTCGCAAACGGAAGGTTGTCACCACATCGCCGGATGGTGTGAAAACCACGATTGAAGATGTGCTGCCCACGCACAACGATATTGCTGTTTTCTCGAAAGTGCTCGGTCTTGGTACCAGCGTCTATAGCGAGGAAGAACGTCAGCGTGATGTGCTTCGCGAGGTGATGAAACACAAGGTGGCCGGGAAATACTCCGCGCTGGAGGCGGCGCAGTTGCTTGAGGCTGAGGGAATAAAAGTTCCGGAAACCCTGCTTATGGAGCTGGGAGCACCGAAAATTTTCGAACCGTTCAACAATATGGACGAGGCAGCCAAAGCCGACGCGGCAAACCTGACCCCGCAGGAAGCAGCCGATATCTACAAAAAAATCCTGGGCTGAAAATTGCAAAAACAGGCGTTTCGAACCGTAAAAACGCTATGCACTTTTTGACCCGTTTTATGCACGTTTTATTCATCCCGATTTGACCACTTTTCTGTTCAAAACAGAGGCTTTACGCCGTTTGCGTGATGGGTGCTGTTGCGCCAGTGCGGGTAACGACCATTATGTTAAATCGGGGCGTTTTTGAGGAATTTTTCTGTGCCGATCCCATTCCCCTTTGACTTCCGCAAACCGGACTATACCGCCGTGTATGAGTGGAGAATGGAGAGGCTGGAGCGGATCAGGAAGGCACCTGAAATGCTTCCGGCGCTCCGTGAGTTTTACCGCACTAACCCAGCCCAGTTCATCATCGACTGGGGCATGACGACGGACCCGCGTAACCTCGATTTCGGGCTTCCCGTGTCCATACCATTCTTGCTGTTTCCGAAACAGGAAGAGTGGATAAACTGGATTATGGATCGCCGCAAGGGGCTAGAGAACGGACTGACAGAAAAAAGCCGCGAAATGGGGCTGAGCTGGACCTCTATTGGTCTGGCCTGTTCGCTTTGCCTGTTCAACAAAGAAATGGTGATCGGGTTCGGTTCCCGTAAAGAGGAATATGTCGACAGTACCGGCAGCCCGAAAGCGCTGTTTTGGAAAGCGCGTAAATTCGTTGAAATGCTGCCCGTCGAATTCCGGGGAGGCTGGAACTATAAGAAACATGCACCTTACATGCGGGTGGAGTTTCCGGAGAGCGGCTCGGTAATTACAGGGGAAGCAGGTGACAATATCGGACGTGGTGACCGTACCACGCTTTATTTCGTGGATGAGGCGGCATTCCTTAAGCGACCGATGCTGATAGAGGCTTCTCTTTCTCAAACAACACGCTGCCGTATCGATCTTTCATCAGTCAACGGTATGGCAAACCCTTTTGCCCAGAAACGGCACAGCGGGAAAATCCCTGTGTTTACCTTCCACTGGCGCAGCGACCCACGTAAAGACGATGAGTGGTATCGCAAGGAATGCGACAAAATCGATAATCCGGTTGTTGTGGCGCAGGAATTGGACCTGAACTACAGCGCGTCAGCTGAAGGTGTGCTGATCCCCTCTGAATGGGTACAGGCTGCCGTCGATGCACATATCACATTGGGAATCCTTCCAACCGGCAAACGCCTTGGCGCAATGGATGTCGCCGACGAAGGGCGAGATAAAAACTCATTTTCTACTCGGCACGGCTTCCTGCTTGAGAATGTACGGGAGTGGTCCGGTGTTGGCAGCGATATTTACCAGTCTGTTGAGAAGGTTTTCGGTTTCTGCGAAGAAGATCGCCTCGAAGAGTTTCGCTTTGACGAGGACGGGCTGGGCGCTGGTGTTCGCGGTGATGCCAGAGCCATCAATGAGCTACGTAAAGCTGAGCAGCGACCAATCATGCTTGCTACCCCTTTCCGTGGCAGTGGTGGTGTGTTTGACCCTGAAGACGAAGCCGTGCGCGGCGACAACGGACAGAATGCGCGGCTTAATAAGGATTTCTTCGCCAACGCGAAAGCACAGAGCTGGTGGCATCTTCGCAAATTGTTCAGAAACACCTACCGTGCAGTGGTTGAGAAGATGCCCTACGACCCTGACGAAATCATTTCCATCAGCAGCGCGATGGAAAGTAAAGACAAACTCATCATCGAGCTTTCACAACCGACTTATTCCATTAATGGCGTAGGGAAAATATCAGTTAATAAGCAACCTGATGGCACTAAGTCGCCTAACCTGGCTGACTCCGTGATGATTAACTACGCGCCGATGGATTCCTCTCTCGATATCTGGTCTAAGCTCGGAGCATAAAAGCTATGGCGAAAAAAACAGGAAGAGTCGCCACTGCCGACTCTTACGATAACTTTGTCGCGCGAGTTGGCATGCAGCAGCCAAATCAGCATGCAGCGTCAACTTACCGAGCCAATTACACCAGCCGCAATCGTCTGCTGTTGGAATGGGCTTATCGTTCTTCGTGGATCATCGGCGCAGCTGTTGATGCAAAACCCGACGATATGACAAAAAAAGGTGCCAGAATAACCAGTGAAATTGACCCAAAACGGCGGGGGATTCTGGAGGCCCGATTTGAAGAGCTAAAACTCTGGGAGCGGCTGAACCTGATCCTGAAATGGTCCAGGCTGTATGGTGGTGCCGTTGGGCTAATCCTCATTGAGGGACAGGCACCCCTGACGCCGCTGGTACTGGATAAAGTGGGAAAAGGCAGCTTTAAAGGCCTCGCTGTTCTCGATCGTTGGATGATTAATCCTAATCTCGGACGACGCATCAAGAAACTCGGGCCTGAGCTTGGTAAACCCGAAACTTACGAAATCGTTACTTCTGCGCAGGGTATTCCCCCCTGGACAGTGAACTATAGCCGGTTGATTCGAATGGATGGAATTACCCTCCCGTATCAGCAGGCGCTCACGGAAAATGAGTGGGGGATGTCTGTTGTTGAGAGAGTCTTTGACCGCCTGACATCGTATGACAGCACGAGCGTTGGTGCTGCGCAACTGGCTTACAAAGCACATTTGCGAACAGCAAAAATCAAGAAGCTTCGCGAAATCATCGCGATGGGTGGGAAGCCATTAGAAGCACTAATAAAACAGATGGATATGGTTCGTGAGTTCCAGACAAATGAGGGAATGTCTCTTTTTGATTCAGAAGATACTTTTGAGACACATTCCTATACTTTTGCTGGATTATCAGACCTTCTGAGTGAATTTAAGGAAGATATTGCCGGTGCCGTAGGCATTCCCCTTGTTCGGTTATTTCGCCAATCGCCGAAAGGTTTTTCAACGGGTGATGCTGATCTGGCGAATTACTACGACGATATCGGTGCTCTTCAGGAAAACGTCTTAAGAGCGCCTGTCAGGCTCCTTTATGATGTCCTCCATCGTTCTGAATTTGGCGAACCATTGCCAGCCGATTTTGCATTCGAATTTAATCCCCTCTGGCAGATGTCAGATGTTGATCGTTCAACCGTTGCAACCAACACCACTAACGCGCTGGCTACTGCTGTGCGTGAACTTGGAATGCCTCCTGCAGCCGCACTTACCGACCTCAGGGAAACGGCGCGCGTGACGGGTATTGGCGCATCAATCACTGACGAGGACATTAACAATGCGAAGTCCCAGTGGGAGGAGGATGAATCTGAAACCATCCCTCCGCCGACGATCGGAAATCCAGTATCGAAAAAGCCTGTTGGCGATAGCAAACCAGATAGGTCAGATCGTAGATGGTACGTACGATGGTTCACAGGGGAGCGCTGACAGTATTTCGAAAACGCTGGTGGACTATTCCGAAGTAATCAGTGATTGGGCAGAGCAGGTCGGGCGAAGGATGTTTGCCCAGGTCGAGCGGGAGGAATGGAATCAGTGGAAATCGGTATCAGAGGAAATCGGGGCTGGCCTGCGTGATGTGGTGGGTAATACCCCCGTCGGGCTGGTGGCGCAGGATATCGTGTACCGCCAGATTCAGCTGATGAAGTCCCTGCCGCTGGAAGCAGCTGATCGCGTGATGGACATACAACAGCGCGCAATGCAGGCGGTTATCACTGGCGAACGTCCGGACGAGCTCTACGAGATGATCATGGCCTCCGGTGACGTGGCCGCCAGCAGGGCGCAGCTGATTGCCCGTACAGAGATTGGAAGAGCTACCGGCGCGCTGACGCAGGCCAGAGCCCTTTCGGTTGGCTCAGAGGGCTACTGGTGGCGTATTCATGGTGCTGGCACCCGCCCGTCACATCGTAAAATGAAAGATAAATTTGTCCGCTGGGATAACCCTCCAACGCTGGATGGTATGACCGGGCACGCCGGATGTTTACCGAACTGCGAATGCTGGCCTGAGGTACAGATTCCTGCTCCGAGAAAATGAAAAATACGGCTTTGGGCATTCATTTCATGCGAACTGCAATACCCGTGAAATGTTATGAAAATGTTGTATTCGAAAAGGCCGATTTTCAACCCAGTTAACCGCTACTTTTACGGCTTTAAGGGGACATTTTAATCGAGTCCTTTTTCGTCGGTGCGGGTAAGAACCCTTATGTTAAATAGACCGTTATTTCGAACATTTTTCCCATCTCACAAGGTCGCCATTGAGCGGCTTTTTTGTTGCCCGTAATCAAGCAGGTAACCCATGAAATATTTCTTTAAAACCCGCCTTGGGAACTCCCGTTTTCAATTGGCCGATGGTTCGATTCTTTTCAAAGACGTACCTATCGGGCGAACCGGAGAACAGGTTTATGGCGCGCAAGAGCTGCCTGAATTAACCCCTGACAGCGACGGGCTGATTGTTGTCCGCCGAACGCCTGAAGAGGTATTTAGTGAACGCACTATCGCGTCGTTCGAGGGGATGAACGTCACTATAGGCCACCCGAAAGACTTCGGCGGCAACATCATTTTTGTCACGCCGGAAAACTGGCGCAGGCTGGCAAACGGTCACATTCAGAATGTCAGACGCGGAGAGGGGGCAAACTCTGATCTGCTGCTGGCTGATGTCATCGTCAAGACGCCGGAAGCTATTCAGGCAGTTGAAGACGGAGACGATGAGGTTAGTTGCGGCTATGACGCCGACTACCGTCAAATCTCGCCGGGTGTCGCAGAGCAGTATGCGATCACCGGTAATCACCTGGCCTTAGTCCCTAACGGGCGGGCTGGTTCACGTTGTGCACTGGGAGACGCTATGCCGAGCACTACTAAAAACTGGTTTACCCGGCTTTTAAAGGCCCGTAAAACCAACGACGCCGCCGAAATGGCGAACTTGATCGATAACCCACCAGAAAATATGACTGGTGATAACGACGATGTAACGTCATCCATGACCCCTGGGGGGGTGGTTATCAACCTCTCACCTCAAAACCCGATGCCTGCGCCAACGCTGCCTGTCACGACTGATGCGCAAGAAGATATCCCTGCGTGGGGTAAAGCGCTCATTGAGGCCGTGGCAAAACTCACCCCATCCAATCCAGCGACGGTTGATGAAGATGAAGACGAAAAAGGTGAGGAGGAGGGGGCAGTTACTGGCGATGCTGCTTATCGTGCAGATCTGATTCAGCCAGGCATCCAACTCCCGACGAAGGCGAAACCAACTGCGTTTAAACGTCAGGTTCTGGCTTCTGCCGATCAGGCGCTGGTTCGTTCCATCGTTGGCGATGCGGATGTCACCGGCCTGAAAAAAGCCACCGTAGATATGGCGTTTAACGCCGTGTCTGAGCTGGCTAAAAACCGCAATACCGCAGCGCAGACTGTCGACAGTTTCCGCACGATGACCACCAACACCACAAAATCTATCGCGGAAATCAATAAAGCCGCGAAAGAACTCTGGGCTAAACGAGGCTAAAACATGGCTAACACCATTCTTTACCGGATGCCTGCGGGCATTGCCGGGGGTATTTCACGCCCACAGGATTTAACCGTAGAACCGCATATTCTCGATGCAACTAAACCGTTCCCGGCGTATGGGCTGGGCGGGAAGATTGTCGGGGGTAAGTTTGTTCCCATCGAGGCAGCCGACCCGGTGACAGTAATGGCGGGGATTTTTGTTCGCCCTTATCCGACGGCTTCGCAGCCCGACAAGATTCGCCAGGTTGGCATCGGCTACAACTTTGCCGGCGACAACCTGAAACGCGGTTATGTCACGGTCAATATCGGTGGTGACGCCTCTGCTGTTGCTCTCTATGCCCCGGTATTTATGCGCGTCGGCACTCCGACCGCAGCAAGCCCGCTGGGTGCTTTCCTCGCGGCTGCGGACGATACAAACACCGTTCAGATCACCAACGCCTATTTCAATGGTCCCGGCGACGCCGACGGCAACATTGAACTGGCATATAACATTTAAGGGAGCATGACAAATGCCAATGACCTTTGATCAGGCAACAGTCGACAGCACTGGTGCTTTTCTGGTTCACGAGCTGGAGCGACTCGACCAGACGCTGAACCTGCCGCTGACCTCCCAGACGTGGAGCCGCGATATCGAACTGCGTGAAGATGTTTCTATCGCGGATGAGATGAGCTCTTTCACCAACACCACGTTTGCGGCCGCTGGCTCTCCGAATGCAAACGGTAAGAACTGGATCAACCAGTTAGCTACTGCCATCTCCGGGCTGAATGTCGATATCACAAAAACAGGCTTTCCTCTGGAACTGTGGGGGATGGAGCTGGGCTGGACCGTGGTTGAACTCGCCGCCGCCGCTCAGGTTGGCCGTCCGATTGACACCCAGAAGTACGATGGCATGCAGCTCAAATGGAACATGGACACGGATGAGCAGGTGTATATCGGAGACGCTGCAAAAGGTGCAAAGGGGCTTTTGAACCTGTCTCAGGTAACCCCAACGAACGCGGCGAAAACTTGGGCGACTTCTACCCCTGACGAAATCCGCGCCAGTATTAACCAGGTACTGAGCAATGCGTGGACCCGTTCCGCATATTCAAAAGTCCCGGAAGACTTGCTGATCCCGCCAGACCAATATTCTTTCCTGGCAAGCACTATCGTTTCATCTGCAGGTAATCAGTCACTGCTGACCTATCTGGAAACCAACACAATTGCTTTCCACCAGAACGGCAAGCCGCTGAACATCCGCCCTGTGAAATGGGCCATCGGCCGTGGCGTTGCAAACAAAGATCGTATGGTCGCATACACGAACGATAAAAAGTTTGTGCGCTTCCCTATGGTTCCCCTGCAGAGCGTGCCGATCCAGTATCGCGGCATCTACCAGCTCGTAACCTACTACGGAAAGCTGGGTGCTGTTGAACCGGTCTATCCGGAAACCCTTAACTACATGGACGGCATTTAAGCCAGTAGCCCCCGGAAGCGGGGGCTTTCCTGAGGAACTGCTATGAAAAAAATCTATGTGCTGTCTGCGTTTAACTTTAACGATGGAGCCAGCATCAAGGCTTTTACCCCCGGGTTTCATGACGTTGAAAATGACGTTGCTGATCACTGGTTTGTGAAAGCGCATTGCTCGCCAGATGGCGAAGCCCCTGCGCTGGCAGATGATCCGCGTATTGCTGATCTGGAAGCGCTGGTGGCAGAGCAGGCAACCCGCATTGCTGAGCTTGAGGAGCAACTTGCAGAGGCTAAAGCCAATGGCAAAAAACCAAAGCCTGCCGACGCCTGAGAAATTCCGCTCTGACTTCCCGCAGTTCGCTGATGAAACCAAATTTCCCACCACGATGATACAGGCCCGTCTCGCTCTGGCAGATGTTTTGATGAGCGAGTCCCGGTTTGGGGAGGATATTTTCCCCTATGTCGTTGAATTGTTCGTGGCGCATTACATGACACTTTATGCCGCTGACATGCGCTCGTCGTCTGTAGGGGGCGCTGGTGGTGCGAATAGTGGTGTTCAGACTTCAAAGTCAGTGGATAAGGTTTCTGTCAGCTATGACGCAAGTGTGACGCTTAATCCTGATGCCGGGTTCTGGAATAACACTCGCTACGGTTCCGAATTCTGGGAATACCTCATGATATTCGGTGCGGGAGCGATACAACTGGGAACACCATAATGAAAAGTGGGTTAACTGTTCGCGCTGATAACGCCGTGGCTGTTCTGGAATCCCTTCGGCAGCTATCCGGAATGGATGTGCTGGTGGGAATACCTGAGAACAAGGCAGGGCGTGAGGATGGCTCTCCGATTAATAACGCGGAACTGGGCTACCTCCACTCGACGGGTGCAACGGTGGAAATCGACGGTACAACGGTCACGCTTCCCCCGCGTCCTTTTCTGGATATGGGGATCGAGGATTCAAAACCCCGAACCACTGCGCACCTGAAGGCAGCGGCAACCGCCGCGCTGGAGGGGCAGACTGAAGCAGCAGTGCGTGAGCTGGAGAGCGCCGGACAGATTGCCCGTGACGCTGCAAAAGCCGTTATCGGTGCTGGCGACCGGTTGCACCCGCTTTCTGAGAAAACCCTAGAACGCAGAAGGGCCGAAGGCATTCCCGGTGACAAGCCGCTGTATGCCCACGGATACCTGCTGCGCTCAATTAACTACGTCGTGAGGAAAAAATAATGCCTCTTCTCGATGTGAGCGATGTTCTTCTCGATCCCGACTTCATGGACACCAGCCTGGTGTGTCACCGGCAGGTTCAGACGATGGATGAGGACAATTTCACGAAAAACACAGCTCAGGATATCCCGTTCTCTGGCGTGGTGACGGTTGACCGTTCTCTGGAAGCCAGGCGAATGGCGGCAGGCCAGAACATTAACGGCGCGATCCTCATCGTGACGCAGTTCAGATTAACCCAGGGCCAGCCCGGTACAGACAGCGCCCCGCGACTCGATGCCGATATCGTGAGCTATAACGGGCGTGCTTACCGGGTGACA